CGTGCATTGTTACTTGAACACAAATATACGCAAGTGTGAGGATGCTTTCTTTGAAGATATTGTATCAAAATTGGGAGATAAATTATCGATGTTGGAAGTATACACCACAGATGTTGCTCTCAATGGAGCAGATGGTGTGACTTACGTTGATAAATTAAACTGCCGAACGAGTGCTGGAAATCCTTTTAAGAAAACAAAAGACAAGTTCATGACGCAAGATATTAATGGTAAAATTCTAAAGGTCGATGACGTCATCATGAATCGAGTGAAACTTATTGAATCTTGTTACGATAATAATACTAGATTTCATCCACAATTTTGTGGTCATCTTAAAGATGAACCGGTTTCTCATAAAAAGATAATTGCTGGGAAGACTCGTGTATTTACAGGAGGAGAATTTGCATGGTCTATTGTAGTGAGGAAATATCTTTTGTCACATATCAGATTGATTCAAAATAATCCTTTTGTTTTTGAAGCGATGCCTGGTGTTATTGCCCAATCTACTGAATGGCGAGATCTTTACAATTATCTTACTGTCTTTGGTAAAGATCGTATGATAGCTGGTGATTATGGTAAATTCGATAAGCGTATGGCTGCTCCTTTTATCCTTTCAGCTTTCAATATTTTGGAGAGATTGGCTAAGCGAGCAGGGTGGCCAGATTCAGATCTGAGATTTATTCGATGTATTGCTCAAGACACTGCGTTTCCATGTATTGATTTCAATGGAGATTTAATTGAAATTCAAGGAAATCCTTCGGGACATCCATTAACTGTCATCATTAATTGTTTGGTGAATAGTTTATATATGCGATATGCTTATCTACTTATATCAGGGAAACCACTAGAAAGTTTTCAAGATAATGTGAAATTAGCAACGTATGGTGATGACAATATTATGGGTGTAAGTGTTGACTGTCCAGATTTTAATCACACAAGGATAGCTTTTGCAATGAAATGTATTGGTGTGGAATACACTATGGCCGATAAGGAAGCAGAAAGCATACCTTTCATCCATATAGATGATACATCTTTTCTTAAGAGAGCTTTTCGTTATGATATGGATATTGGATGTATAGTTGCACCATTGGATGCGTCATCATTTCATAAGATGTTGACAGCAAGACTTCCGAAGGATGATATGGCTGCTGAAGCACATGCTATATGTGTCGTAGAGACAGCCCAGAGAGAGTACTTCTTTCACGGGAAGGAAATCTTTGAGGCAAAACAAAAATTTTTTCGTCAACTGGTTGAAGATTGCGGTCTCCAGTCTTGGGTTCGAACTAGTAC